GGATACGAATACGAAGGTACTGGCGGATTAGAAGGCGGGCAAGAGTCACTAGCATCGGCCGATCAAAGTGGGGTCGGTGCCGGATCATTTTATAACGAAGATTTATACGGAGATGCTGCGAATGGTATTACAGAATCGGCGTCACAACTCACCGAGGGAGCTACAGAAGCGATTCCAGACGGAGCTACAGAAGCGATTGTAGAGGCAGGAGAAGAAACCGTTGAGGCGATTATTGATTGGTTTAACAGTTAAATTACGGAATAAAAATATATGTCAGTTCAAAATGCAGTCATGTCGGGAACCAAGCAATCGAGGGATCAAGATACCACGAGAGCTGAGATTCCTCTCAAAGAAGGAATATACAAAGGTGTAGTTAAGAAGATAGATACTTCTACCCGTAATGGACGACTGTGGGTCTATATACCACAGTTTGGGGGCGACGCACCTAACCTAGAAAGCAACTGGACCTTGGTAAACTATGCTAGTCCGTTCTCAGGACAGAGCCAAGGTCAAGCATCCACTACACAGAGTCAAATTAATAACTATAACATAACTAAACAGAGCTATGGATTTTTCATGGTGTCTCCGGACGTCGGTTCTACTGTGCTATGCTGTTTCCCTGCAGGTGAAACCAAAGAAGGGTATTGGTTTGCCTGCATTAGCTCAGACTTAAGCCGATACATGACCCCGGGGTTGGGTGCTGTTACATTAGATAAGATATCAAGTACCAGTATACCAGCAGATCTAGCACAGTATCTATCACCTGGCCGCAAATATCCAGTTGGCGAATTCAATGAGTACGATCCCACTAACTACCAGTCTGGTTGGGCCGCAGCATTAAAGCCACTTAACGTACCGCAGACTGTGACTTTGATAAGTCAAGGGCTTGACCAAGATCTAAACAGTCGCGGCGCGATCACCAGCAGTATGCAGAGAGATCCTGTCAGTAGCGTATACGGATTCAGTACTCCGGGTCGCCCTGTACCCAAAGAAGATATAGCCAATAATCCCAATCTACAACAACAGATAGTGGCAGGTACGATTAGTAATGCGGATCTACCTATATATACCAGAGTAGGTGGCCACAGTCTGGTGATGGATGATGGTGATATTTTTAAGAAGAACAATCTAGTTAGACTGAGATCATCGGCAGGACATCAGATTCTAATGGATGACTCAAATGGCTATATGTATATCAGCAATTCTACAGGGTCAGCTTGGGTAGAGTTAACCAAAGAAGGTGATGTACTGATCTACGGAAAACGCGACCTATCCATACGCACCGAAGGTAATCTCATGATGCACAGCGATCATAATATCAGCTTGAGTGCTATGAACAGCGTTAATATATTTGGTGGATCCAAGGTAGCATTAGAAGGACAGACTATACAAGCTCGAGCAGATGCATCACTTAATCTCTATGGTCAGCGCACACAACTAAAAAGCGGAAGTTCATTGAGTATCAGATCGGTAGGAGGCATGGGAATAACAGCAGGAGGCAGCATGAGTTTGAAAGGCAGCAAGATAGCACTAAACGGTGGAGGCGGTGGAGGCGATGCTCCTCCTCCCACTAAACTTTCTAGGTTCTCCCTACCAGATTCCAAACCCAACGGATTTGGATGGGTGTTATTAGAAAAAGGTCTGACCTCGATCAATTACAAAGTACCAACACATGAACCCTATGTGCGGGGTAGTGTTGCCGCAGTAATAAGACAGCAAGAAGCAGCGACGCCGGACATCGCTCAAACTCCTGTACAAACAGATATCGACGGCAATTCCATAGATCCACCCGTAGTCACTCCAGGAGTCAATGTGACGCTGGCAGACATAGGCACGGTAGCGCGACCAGCACCTACATCAAGTTTCATCCAACAACCCGATCCAGGTGCAGCCATGGGAGTATTAAGCAATGATCAATTAAGAGCCTATACAGCCCAGATAGGTTATACAGAAGGTAACGGTAGCTATGCGGGCTATGACAACAATGGAGCCCAAGGCAAGTATAAGCTAGATGCCCAATCATTACAGGATCTGGGCTATGTCAGAGTAGGAACGCCGCAGACTCAAGAAGCTATGAACAATCCTGCAAATTGGACCGGCCGGAACGGTATAGGCAGTCCCCAGGACTTTTATGCTAGTCCTGCGACACAGGAACAGGCCATGTATGATTATACCGCTAGAAATTATAAACAGCTTCAGGTTAATGGCGTTATCACACAGGAGACTTCTGCAGACAAGGTAGCCGGATTATTATCTGCGGCACATATAGCCGGAGTTCCTAACACAACACAGTGGTATCGTAGTACTAAAGATGCAGTTAATCTAGATAAAACTGCTATATCAGAGTACTACAATCAAGGTCGATTCAGCCAAACACAGATAGCGACTATTACAGCAAGTAATACTTCTAAAATTGTAGCGAGAGTGTAAATACAACATGGCCCTATACAACGGATTCAGTACAGTAAATAGATCAAAGCACTTTAGGATCACGGACTTTGAACTAGTAAAACAGGATCTAATCAATCACTTTAACCTACGTAAAGGCGAGAAGTTAATGAATCCTGACGTGGGTACTGTAATATGGGATATGATATTTGAACCTCTAGATGAGACCAGCAAAGCCACTATCATGCAGGATGTTAATCGTATAATCGCGTCTGATCCACGTGTAGCCGCCGAAAATGTCATAGTTACCCAGTATGACAGGGGTATACAGATAGAAATAGTGCTACGATACATATCAACCAATCAACGTAGTACTCTAGTAGTTGATTTTAACAGACAATCTAGTCAACCCAACAGACCTCTTTAAAATCCCATATTTTGTTTTCGATAAATATCTAAAACGAGGTTAATATGGCAAACACCACACGACAGAATAGTCTCCTAGTCAATCAGGATTGGACTAGGATTTACGAAAGCTTTCAAAACGCAGACTTCCAGAGTTATGATTTCCAGACTCTGCGTAAGAGCATGATAGACTATCTGCAACTATACTACTCCGAAGATTTTAACGATTTCGTCGAGTCCAGTGAATATATAGCACTGATAGATATGATAGCTTTCCTGGGACAAAGTCTTGCTTTTCGCTCAGACCTCAATGCTAGGGAAAACTTCATCGATACCGCTGAGCGCAGAGACAGCGTATTAAAATTAGCAAGATTAGTCAGCTATAATCCAAAACGTAATCTTGCGGGCACAGGCTTCTTAAAATTTGACAGCGTTCAGACAACAGAAACACTGACCGACAGCAATGGATCCGACATCAGCAACCTCATAGTAAAATGGAATGACCCCACAAACATCAATTGGTTTGAGCAGTTTGTCACTATCCTCAATGCCGCACTACCTACAAATCAAAGTATCGGTCGTCCTGCAGGCAGCAAAGTTATCGCGGGGGTAACCAACGATGAATATAACCTAAATCTAACACCAGGCATGATGCCCGTGTTTTCTTTCCAAACACAGGTAGAAAATGCCAATCTACCTTTTGAAGTGGTCAGTGCTACCAGCCAAGACAAGAATTACATATATGAAGTGCCTCCTGCACCCAGCCGTCCGCTTAACATATTATACAAGAATGATAACCTAGGCAATGCCAGCAACAACACAGGATTCTTTTTCTACTTCAAACAGGGTACGCTACAGAATGTGGCATTTACCTTCAACGAAGCTATTCCTAATAATTCAGTGGCCATCAACTACGACAACATTAATAATACAGATGTATGGCTATACCAACTCAGCAATACTGGATCAGTGTTTACTCAGTGGACCGAAGTGCCAGTGGTCAACGGAGTGAATGTTATATATAATAATAACTCTCCTAAAAAATGCTACCAGACTATAACACGTAACGGTGATCAAGTGGGTCTAATATTTGGGGATGGTACATTCTCCGCTATACCGCAAGGAACATTCCGTGCCTATTGCAGATCCAGTGCAGGACTTAACTATAAGATCACACCAGATGAGATGCAGAACATCACGTTGGCCATACCTTATCTTAGTAAGTTGGGTCGTGTCGAAACATTAACCATAGTATCAAGTTTAAAATATACCATAGCAAATGCAGTGGCCAGAGAAAGTATCACAGAGATACGTACCAAGGCACCACAGCAATACTATACACAGAATCGTATGGTTACCGGCGAAGATTATAACATCTTCCCTTATACTAATTTTAGCAGTGTCAGTAAGGTAAAAGCGGTTAATAGGACTAGCAGCGGAGTCAGTAGATTCCTTGATGTAGTTGACACTACCGGACGATATTCCAGCACAAATATCTTTGCGGAAGACGGAGTGCTATTTGAAGAAGATGCAGCTTCTACTTTTGACTTCACTTGGACCACACGGGCAGATATCAATAGGATAATCGAAAATCAGATACTTCCTGCTATCCGAGACAGATCTCTGTTACATTTTTATTATGCCTATTTTAACAGATTTCCGTTAACTAATTTGTATTGGTATCGTAGCACTGTGGGATCAGGATCATCTACGGGTTACTTTGTTGACTCCGCTAATTTCCCACAACAGGTAGGTTACGGAGTTCCAGGCAGTAATTCCTATATAAGGGATAACTGTATAGTCATATTCACTCCAGGCACAGGAAATTACTTTAATTCGTTGAATGAGATAACACCTTTACCTGAATCAGGTATACTACCTGCTAATGGGCAACTATTACTTTATGTGACAGTATCTAAACTGTTTGGCAACGGAAGCCAAGGAAATCTATCTAGCGGTAAAGGCCCAGTCTGGTTGACTGACAATGTTCCCGACGGAGCTATAGCTACGGTGGTAATACCAGCATTTGCCAACGATTTTAGCACCAGCTTTAAGTCTCAGTTAATAACATTGATATCTAGCTATACAGAATTTGGTATTAGATACAGTCAGTCTGACAATGACTGGGCGATCGTGACTGCACAGAATATGGATTTAACTGATCCGTTTAGTCAGGTCAACCAAGGCGACCCCTACGGGCAGAGTCTGGATGCCAGCTGGCTATTAAGTTTTACCGTCAATGGTCCGATTTATACTACAGCCATCAGGGGGTTAGATTACGTATTCGCCAGCAGAAGAGAGACTAAATTCTATTACGATAACAGCTTCAAGATATTTGATCCTGTTACTGGCCGCACAGTTAACGACAATGTGAATATATTAAAGGTCAATGGAGATCCCGATACAGGTGCACCACTGGCACAGAATATACTTTGGTACATATACGATCAGATTGCAGAGTCTGACGGTTATGTCGATGCCAGCAAGGCTCTTATTACCTATAGTGATTCAAACGACGACGGTGTCCCGGACAACCCCGATATCTTCGATACTATAGTAAACCCTACTACTGACCCAACCAACAAATACGTATTCTTCGTCAAGACATATGGATACGATAGTTTCGTTACTTATACAAACGTAAGCAATGCTTTGGTCAATACAGCGTTCGTTGATAAAGTATCGATATTACCGTATATAAACAATTATGTAGAAGGGCAGATATTCTATACGACCACAGAACAAGCATTTTATGTGTTGACCATATCCGGATCTACTAGATCATTGACCCTGAGTAATGATTATATCGCCCGTACGGGTCGACAAGATCTATATTTCCAGTATAGGCACAATGCTCCTGGTAATAGAAGGCTGGATCCAAGTCCAAATAATCTAATAGATCTTTACGTGTTGACCAAAGAATACGAAGCACAATATAGAGCGTGGGCGTTGGATACCACAGGAACAGCGACAGAACCCAGCGAAGCTACTAACGAAGCACTGAGGATACAATTTGGTGATCTAGAAAATTACAAGAGCGTCAGTGATGCTCTAGTGTTTAATAATGCGAAATTTAAACCCTTGTTCGGTAATAAAGCCAGATCAGAATTCCAAGCTACATTCAAGGTGATCAAGAATAGTAATGTTAACATCACAGACAGTGAGATACGTAGTAAGGTTTTAGCCTACATCAATGCGTTCTTTAACACTGCTAACTGGGATTTTGGTGAAACATTCTACTTTACTGAGCTGGCCACATATATACAGCAAGGTCTTGCACCTAATATCAGTAGTATTATCATAGTGCCTAACAGTGCATCACAGGTCTACGGTTCATTACAGCAGATCTCTTCAGAACCAGATGAGATACTGATCAGCTGTGCCACTGTGGAAAACATTGAGGTTATCACTGCTATTACTGCGGCACAATTAAACCTACAAAATCAATCGGTAAATACTATCATAAACTAAAGATAAAAACAGATGCCTATAACAAAAACATTACCGTTTCTACCAGGGATATTCCAGACTGATGCTAATCAAAAGTTCTTAAATGCGACTCTTGATCAGCTGGTAACGCAGCCTAACTTAGTTCCAATTAACGGATATGTGGGTAGAAAGTTTAGTCCTGGTAAGAACGATTTTTCAAAATATGTACAGGAACCTACCATAGCACGGTCAACGTATCAGCTTGAACCCAGTGTTATAGTTAAAGATACAGTATCAGGAAATGTTGACTTCCATGTTACCTATCCCGAGGTATTACAAAAGATAAATTATCTCGGAGGCAAGACCAATAATCCCAGCAATTTGTGGTCCAATGAATTCTATAGTTTTGACCCTCACGTTAATCTAGATGCGTTTATCAATTTTGGACAGTACTATTGGTTGCCCAGTGGGCCACAGGCCGTCGATGTATTCTCTGGAGCAGCTGATCTAGAGCGTACTTTTTACATCTACCCAAATAATGGGACAGAAGTCTACAACATTAGTGGATATGGTAATGGGACCAACCCTGACTTAGTATTAGCCCGCGGCGGCAGTTATCAGTTTAAGATCAATCAATCGGGCAAATCTTTCTGGATACAGTCCGATCCGGGACTGAGCGGTAAGCAACTCAACAATAACAATCTGTCCAGTAGACAGGTGTTTGGTGTGACTAATAACGGTGATGATAAAGGTACTGTTACTTTTAACGTTCCAAGCAAGACTGCACAAGATCTATTTGTAGATATGAATGTGGTGCAGAACATCGACCTAGTTACTACACTGAGTTATTCACAGATCCAAGGTCAGTTATTAAGTACCTTCCTGGGCACCTATAATGGTATAGATGGTCAACGCACAAACTTAAACAACAAATATCTTGTATTTGGTCAGTCGTATGAAGACGATGCAGACTGGACAGTGAGTAGTACCACTGTAGCAACAGCGCAGCGTTACGGCGTATGGCAGATAGAACTGATAGTTACAGGTGCCGACTATACGGTTAATTTAAACTACGTAACTAGCATACCAACAAACAATAAAGTTATCGTACAGTCAGGCGTAAGCTACGGCAACACAGAATGGTATAAAGATCCAAACGGCACTTTAAAACAAGTACCAGTCATTACTGCCAATCTTGATACTCTCTACTATCAAGACGGAAGTCTAGAAGGGCAAGTAGGCATTATCAAGTTAGTTGAAGTTAATAGTCGCTCGATAGATGTACCGACCGAGATACTGGGTAAGCAGAATTACATCAGTCCTAACGGTATTACTTTTACCAATGGATTGAAGATACGATTTGACACAGGTGTCACTCCTGCAAGTTACGAAAACAATGAATACTATGTAGATGGTGTTGGTATCAGTATCAGGCTGACGCTAGTGTCAGCATTAGATATCAACGAACCGATATCAGGTGCTAACTTTGATCCTACAGTTAGTTTTGATGCACTTGCCAATGCCAGTTTAAATGCATCAAAAGATCAGCTCACTATCACCACTACAGATGTTCCTGACGGCACTACTATATTAGTGGGTACTTTCCCTAATGCAGCCAATCCAAATTATGTGATCGATCAGGATCTAACAGTAAAGATCCCTTATCGAGGCGGTCTCAATCAGCAGGGAGAACATGCATCTGCCCTATTAAGAAACGGCATTATTGGCATGACATTGCCTGGCATAGTGATTAACGGAACGTATAACGGATGTTATGTTCCGGGAGTAAGCGGAACGCAGTGGCATTATAATTCCAGTCTAGCCAAGATAAACGGACAAGATTCTTACAACGGCTACCCTGGGTCCGACGACGATTATCACTACACTGACAGCACATTTATCACAGCCAACGCATGGGGTAATGTATCGGGGTTCACATCAGCAGAAAACGGATATCTAAATTCAGACGGACATAGTAAGCTGATAGGTTTTGCTAGCGATGGATATCCTATATACGGACCATACGGCTATATAGATCCAATGAGCAGCGGCAGCTCAGTCATCCGGATGAAAAGCTCCTATGAATACAACGGCGGATTAGCCAGCAGACCCAATGGTAAAACAGTCACAGTAACGGCCAATGCTAGTACCAGCAGTAATATCACAGTAAGTAGCACGTTTGGACTCAATCCTGGTATGAGATTAAACTCAAATGATAGCGGCATCGCAGCCGGATCAGTCTGGATAGTGAGGAATGGCCTACAGACGGTAGAAGGTCTAGAACCGTTTTATGGATCTCCTAACCAAGTTCAATTAAGCTCAAACGTTACCATCCTTGAAGGTAGTACCGTGAGTTTTGAATATAATCCTGGTACATTTATAGAGGATTATTCTTACTCAGCTGGCAGTGGCACGTTGGATCAATACAATGGTAGATTCTGTGTAACGCCAGACTTCCCTACAGGTACATACGCTTATTTTGCCACACAGGATTCGGGAGGTACACCTACCTATCCTTATTTTGTAGGTAGTGCATTCTACGGTAGTCTAGAGATAAACACCAGTACCAGTTTGACTACACCTGACTACATCGTTATTAACAGATCTAGCAGAGATCAAAGTCCGTGGAGTAGATGCAATCGTTGGTTCCACAAAGACATATTAGCGTTGGCTAGCCTGTATAATAGGACCGAGCTGATATTAGATCAGGACAATAGAGCCAAACGACCTATCTTAGAATTTGAAGCAGACTTACAGCTATACGATTTTGGAAAAAATGCACTACAGCCAGTTGATCTCTACGATACAGATTTTCAAAGACCGTTCCTTGATGTAGAAGGTCTACTTGGAGTTTATATTGACAGCACCAACGTAGTTAATGGTATGCGTGTAATCTTTGCCGCAGACGAAGATCCGTTAACCAGAGGGAAGATATGGGTTGTAAACTTCGTGGATCAAGTGGGATTTTCTGCCACTGATCCCAAGGTGATCCACCTAACACTGGCCGCTGACGGCGATGTACAAGAAAACGATGTTGTTAGTGTTCTAAACGGAGTAGACAACAACGGTAAGAGTTTTTGGTACGATGGTTCTGTATGGGATGAAGGGCAGACCAAATCTACACAAAATCAATCACCCTATTTTGATGTATTAGACCAAGACGGAGTCAGCTTTAGCGATCGTACCAAGTATCCAGCGGCCAACACCACGCAGACATTCGTTGGTACTAAAATATTCAGTTATAAAGAAGGTACAGGTGCAGATGACCCTGTATTAGGATTCCCGTTAGCCTACAAAAATATCAACAATGTCGGAGATATACAATTTGAAAACAACTTTGACACGGACACTTTCCTTTATAACGTAGATAGGGTAGATTATACGGTTAAAGTTAACACAGGTTATCTATACAAAAATAATAGCGACGACTCACAGACAAAGTTAAACGTATGGACCAAGGCTGTCGAACAGAGTAAACAGTATCAGATCATACCGTACATCTATGACGGCATAAACAATGGATTTAGATTAGATGTGACCCCAGCGGAAAATGTTACGATACCAAATCTCTTAGTCTACGTAAACTACAAGAAAATATCACCTGCTGATTATCAGATCTTTAATACTGTGGGCATCGAAAAAAGTATCGTCATTAGACAATCCCTATTAACAGAAGGCGATAACGTAGATTTACTAGTTTATAGTACTAGTATTTCACAGTTGGGTTACTTTGAAGTGCCACCAAATTTAAACTTTAACGCACAGAACGCCACTGTATCTGCCCCTACATTAGGAGAGATGCGTAATCATATAGCTGAGCTAACAGAGAATTCACTAGAGTTTACGGGTTCTTATCCAGGTAATAGTAATCTGCGTGATGTCTATGTAACAGCACAGGGCGGCACTATATTACAACAAAGTGCGCCAACTACCTTTGCCAGTATGTTCTTGTGTGATGATAAGTTAAACATCAGCAACGGAGTGCAGAATGCACAGCTAGAGTACACAAGATTTAAGAATAAGTTCTTAACTATTGCCTCACAGAGCGATAATATAGATTACAATGATCCATCTACTGCTATAGATATAATCATACAGCAGATCAATCAGGTTAAGAATAAAAACTTTCCTTGGTTCTATAGTGACATGGTTCCCTACGGAGCCAATAAGAACACTATCACATATAACGTATTCAACCCTGATCAACGTAATTATGAGATCACCGATATATTCTCAAATAGTACATTAGGCAATAAGGCTATACTAGTCTACCTAAACGGAGATCAATTACTATACGGTCGTGAGTACACTTTCCTAACAACAGGTCCGGGAGTGACTATCACTAGTAGTGTGACCTTGGCTGTTGATGATACTATAACCATAGTAGAATATAATAATACCGACGGCAACTGGATCCCAGAAACTCCGACCAAGTTGGGTCTATATCCAAAGTTTACTCCTGAGATCTATACAGACTATTCATTCAGGACTCCCACTGTTATGATACGTGGGCATGACGGTAGCTTGACTCCTAGCTTTGGAGATTTCAGAGACAACCTATTACTGGAATTAGAAAAACGTATCTACAATAATATCAAAGTAGATTATAACGAAGAACTGTTCAGTGTTTATAATAGTAAGCCTGGCAAATTTAGAAATGTGGGATATACGGTCGCAGAGTATAACAGGATCCTATCTAAATTATATCTACAATGGATAGGTTTTAACAAGATAGACTATGTGACCAACAAGACTTATCTATTAGACAATGCATTTACATTTAATTACGCATCGGCCCTGGATGAAGATGGTAGTAAGCTTCCAGGATCCTGGAGAGCTTGTTTTGATTATTTCTACGATACACAATACCCCAGCACACGCCCATGGGAGATGTTGGGCTTTACCGAACAACCAGACTGGTGGGTAAGCACTTATGGTCCTGCACCTTATACATCGGGTAATACCATATTATGGACTCACTTACAAGATGGCTACATAGCTCAAGGGCCGCGTCAAGGATACGATGAAAAATTTGCCCGCCCTGGCCTGTTAGGATTTATACCAGTAAATGAAAACGGACAAGTCTTACCACCGTTAGGATTACTAACTACACAATATACTCCTTCGACGTTTGGAAACAATTGGGCTGTGGGACAATGGAGCCCTGCTGAAACTGCTTGGCGCAATAGTAGCGAATTCCCCTACACCTTCCAGATAGTCAATGCATTGGTCCAACCAGCAAAGTATTTTTCTTTTGGTATAGCGGCCGACAAGTATAGATATAACACTGATGTCGATCAATACCTAGTAACAGATACCAATGCACGATTAACACAGCTGGATATACAGGTCAACGGATATATTAACAGCTCGGGTCAACTACAGAGATCAGCTGGCTACTTAAATTGGATTAGCGACTACCTAACTACGATTGGTATCACCAGCAAAGATCAGCTGGTACATTATACACAAGATTATAATGTCCAACTATCCTATCGTATGGCTGGATTTAGCGATAAGAAATATTTAAAAGTATTAGCGGAGCAGAATAGTCCCAGTGCTATTAATCAATCGGTATTGGTACCTGATGCAGATATAGACATCGTACTGAACAAATCGACCCCGTTAAGTAACCCACGATATAGTGCGGTTATCATCCAGAAGACTGCCACCGGATTTAAAATCAGCGGATATGACCAGAGCAATCCTTACTTTACAGTAACCCTACCAGCAACAACTGGCAAATATTCTGATATTACTGTACTTAAAAAATCAGTACGATACTGGGATGAATTCACTAATACAGTGGCCAGTATACCTTACGAAACTGAATTTACCACAGAACAACAACTGGCATCGTTCTTCTCCGCATACGAACGTAATCTGCTAAACCAAGGATTTAGATTTAGCTACTTTGACCAGGATCTAGGTAATATACGTAATTGGCAGTTAAGCACTAAAGAATTCTTATTCTGGCTGCAACAGAACTGGCCCGTAAATAGTATTTTGGTAGTCGGCCCCACTGCGGATACTGTGCAGTTTGTGGTACGTAACGCGGTGGTTGATGGTATAGAGAATACCATATACGGCAGTAAGATCATTACACAGAATTTCGTAGTATTAGATTCAGATGCTTATTCTGTTGTTAGAGATAATAACGGATTTAGGGCAACACTAGATAATAAAAACGGAGACTTGATAGCCTTTATAGGTTTTAATCTAGTTCAGTATGAACATCTAATAATATTCAACAATCGCACACAGTTCAATGATATCATATACGATCCTGCATCAGGGCAAAGACAATATAAGTTAAAGTTAGTAGGATCCAAGACTGGTGGTTGGACAGGTTCACTGGCAGCGCAGGGATTC